GTTACACAATACCTGCCACCATACTCGTCAAGGTCGCCAGAACCGTTGTAATCATAGTCATCGATAAAATACCCAGGAGTGTACCCAGGAGGTCTTAGGCCTACCTTTGGCGACGTGTTGAGGATATATCCACTTGTGAGTCTTCTTACAGGGCCGCCAGTAGATCCAGAGAATCCATATGGACCGTAAATTGGATTACCATCATAAGCGTAACCCAAAATTGGAGAGTGCGATGGATTTGAAGACAACTCCAAATTACCAGAGTCAATATTATCCCCAACTTGGAATCTGAGTCTATTAGCAGGATAGATCGAAACAAATTGAAGTCCCAGTTCAGTATTACTGTTTGGTTTAGTAATCGCAGCATCAAGGGAATTAATTAAATTTCTACTCTTAACTTCTTGGTTGATCTTCCAGTCATTAACGTTTGCAATAAATTTTGCATCAATACCTCGGTTTTGAAGAACCATGGTCGTTGTGGCAGCCTTGTATCCAGTACCACCATCAGTGATTCTTACTCCACTGATACTACCATTACTTTCATCAATAATTGGACTAATATCAGCAAAAGTACCTTCACCAAAAACAATAATATCAGAATCCTTTCTGTATCCTCTACCAGAAGCAAGAATCTGAACATCTACAATAGATCCTTCAACCAAAATTGGTTTAAGTAATGCCTGGAATTGAACTGTAGAAATTCCTACATTGGGTCTTCTGTGGAAATTCAGAATATTTGTGCAACCATAACCAACACCACCATCTTCCAAAAATACACTTTCTACACTTCCAAGAACTTTTGGTTCTAGAGTTGGTTGGACAATTGCAGTAGATCCAATTCCAGCAAGTGTTTCTACTTTAATTTCAATTGGAGGATATTTTACAATGTGTGTACCACTTCCTACTCCAGAAATCCTAGAGAACTTGCCTGACTTAAAATCAACATCACTTCTAGTAGTACCAATACCAGCATCAGTTAATTTAAATCTATCTCTATCAACTCTAGTTACAAAATACTCAGTAGAACTAGAAAGTCCAGTTGCAGAAATAGAAGTAGATTCATATCTTACAATTTCTCCACTCTTAAAAGAGTGGTTAGGTGCATAGAAGTAATTATCAGATGTACTGATACCACTCTGAATGTCACCTTCGGTTGGTCTGGCAGGAACTCTAATTTGTTTATTAGAGTATCCTTCACCAGGATTCTTAACGTAAATTCTGGTAATAGTATTCTTGCCCTTAAGTGTTTTAAAGGCATGGAAACCATTACTTACCGATCCAATATTAACGGTATTGATACCAGTAATTGCATCTTGTCTAGTAGAATGCAAAGAAATAGTAAGAGCATCAACTGGTCTCGCATAATAACTCGATTGATCTACAATACCACCAACGTTTGGGTTTCCTCTGGATTCATAGATAATTTCCTCACCAAGTTCAAAGTTATGTGGATTGGGGAAGTCAATAGTATCGGAAGCAACATTAACACCCGTTCCATCTGCCTTGAAGGAAGAAACGATCCTACCCTTTACAAAGTTTGACTCAAGAACAGCACCTTTTCCATTACCACCAGAAACAGTAATCTTTGGTTTTTCTTGGTATCCAATACCAGGACTAATTAGTTTGACTTCTTGGAAAGAACCTGTGATATTTGCATATGCAACGGCACCATTTCCAGTCTGATCCTTAATGACCAGTGGTGGTCCATTGATAACGTCATATCCACTACCAGGATTTGTTACTTCAATAGAATTAATCTTACCGAAGAAAATTTCTTCGTCAAAAACAGAAGATGGATAAAGTTCTACACCATTAACAAGAATACCAACTGCCCTGTTTGCAGTGCTTCTTTCTGATTCATTATCAAAATAAGTTTCTTGTTTAGTGAATGGGAATTTTCTTAAAAGTTTTTGGTTCTTTGCATTCTTATTTTCCCATCCACTCTTGTAGATATACTGTCCCGCAAGTCCACGATTTATATTAATATATTGTTCGGCAAAAACATCAGATGCACTATAAGATAATCTGAAGTCAAAGTCGTTGATATTAGTTACAAAATAAACACCCGTGGCCAATCCACTATTCGTAGTATTATTCCAATAAATCTTATCACCAGTAACAAAGTTATGTCTAAATGGAACTGTTGGGCTGAGTGGGTCTACAGATCTAATAATATTTGTTAGTCCTCCAGTAGTCCCAGATTGGGGGGAATCGGTTTTTACAAATACTTTATTATCAGTCGCAAAAATAGGATAGTTTGGTACACCACCAGCAGTGACATAGAAAAATTCTTCATTTACATCCAAATATGTGTTTTGGATACCCACAGGAACATTACTCAAACCTGGGAAATAATCACCATTGTGAGATGCCTTAACGATAATCTTTTCTACTCTATTGATATTGGAAGGGATTGTACCAGAAGTCTGGACAATAATTTTATTGGATGCCCTTTCAGTTTCAGTTCCTGTTGGAAACTCAATGTCTTTTACAACGGCACTTACTCTTTCGCCCCTCGCGTTAATCAGAAATAGTGTTTCATCAACGAAGAAAATAATAGAGTCATACAACTCAACTCTAAACGTATTTACGTTTTGTTGGGTTAGATTTTTAATAACGTGTTTAGTTGGAATATTATAGATCCAACTAGAGAACTTGGCGTCATCTCCAAGATTGAATCCGAAAGAAGATAGACTTAAAGTATCATCTACTCTAACATTAGATGTTTGACTAAAGTCTACATCATTAATAACATTTACAAATCGGAATTGGACAAGAGATGTTTGCCCAAGTCCAGCATATGCAAATGCAAGTTTATCCTCAGAAACGTCTGCACCAAACAAAAGATTGGTAGTGATGCCACTAACACCCAAAAACTGATTACTAGTTTTGTCAGTATACTGAACCGTAATAAAATCGGAAATTGGCGTTGGTTTGACAAGAAGAGATCCAGTCTGACCAAATCCAATAGTAGAATCTACAAGAATATTATCAGAATTCTGTGTAACTGCCTCAAGAACCTTTGTTTTACCAGGAACTTCAAAATTACCAGTAAAAGATGTAGAGTCTAAAGAGATTTCATAAAAATCTTTGCCATTAATCGGTCTATATTCGATATTATAGATTGACGCACTAACAGTACCAATTCCAGACAAATTTTGACTTAAAAAGTTGCCTTTTGTTTGAATTGCATCTCCACCAAACAATTTTTCAACTAAAACATTACGAGTTTTAAAATAATTGTTCGAAGATGGAATAAGAGTAAATTCCGAAGGTTTAATTACATCAATATCCTGTCCATACAGAAGTTTGAACAGCACTCTATAAGATGTATCTGTGCCTTTTGCTTTATAGAAGTCTTTTGCTCGAGAAAGAATATTTGCAAGGTTTACACCCTCAACAAAAGTTCTATTTTCAAATCCTGGCAAAAATTCGGACTTAAATTTAGTAAAAAACTCTTGTAAGAATAGATTACTTAAATTAAAGACATATTTTGGACTTTCGACTGTACCGATTGTATGTTCATCAGACTCGGTAAAAGAAAATTGAAGAAATTCCGACTCAACATCTTGCGAAATTTGATCAATTCCAGAAAAACCTCTAAAACAGTCCTCAAAAGCATTCAGAACGATAACAACTGGTGAATTTGCACCAACTGCAAGAGATTTTTGACTTGCATAGATAAACTGATTTGGTTCAACAGCAGCAACAATAGTTCCAACTGGAAAATCGGTGCCAGCAGTGATTGACATACCAGGTTCGATACCCGATGTGTCACTCATCAAAATAATATTCGACTGAAGATCGTAATTACCAATTCTCGCAGCAATTACCTGGTTTTCAATCTTCCTCGTATATGTAATAATTTCATTATCGATCTTTAGGAGCCCATATTTGTCAGGCCAACCTGTTGTGGATAAAACTTTAATTCTAGAATCACCAGCAGTCGCAGACTCGGTAAGAACCGTATATGGAATGAGGGATTCTCTATTAAAAGCAGTAATTTGCCTATAATTTGGCAAATTTACAGCAAGATCTACCGTACCCGATTGATGTTCAACCGATTGGTAATACTGATTTAAGAATTCTTTGAAAAACGGAGAGTCTTCATTTAAAAATTCAGGAATCTGAGACTCAACAACGTGGCTAAACTTGACTCTCTTGATCTCGGCTCTGGTTTGATCCATTTATCTAGTATACGATCCGTTGAGGAAACTGGAAGTTGTGATATATTGTGTAGCAGATGTATTTTCACCAGATGTAACAACGTCTTGAATAACAGAAACTCTACTGTTACCAACATCAACCTGTAAATACAAATCTTTCAACGCAATAATGTCATTCGAATCAGGAACTGCTTCAATCTGAATGACTCCAGAGGCCAAAGAAGTACCTACTATATTTACCACATCTAAAAGAACCTCGCCTTCGTCATACTTGATAATTCCAGCGTCATTTTTAACTACAATTGGGAGATTGTTCTCTAATCTGAAGAATACAACTCTTCCCCTAGTGGCGGAAGTAGGAACATCACCGATATAAATGGTGCCATCAAGACCATCAACACTAAATCCAGAAGATTTGACACTATACCCAGTTCTCTTCTGGTGGAATTTGTTTCCAAAACACAATTCATAAGTTGCAAACTGATTAAACTCAGGAAGCAAGTCTCTTCTAATTTTAATTTTGGAAATATTAGAGGTAACGCCCTTATCGCAGTCATCAATAAGACCAACAACCTTGGAATATTTGAATCTTCCACCAAAACTATTGATATCTGCAGATTGTGAATATGCCGTAAGAGTATTAAGAACTTTTGTTCTTAATCCAACAGGATCTGCAACTGTATTAGCATTATAATAAACAGAAGAATCGATTTCAACATAGAGATATTGAAGATCGACTAATTCTGGTTTAATTCCAGCAATAGAATATTGTTTTAATTGCCTCAAGATACTATCTTTCGTAATCTGAGACAAGAAACTTCCATTTTTGGGTTTAATGGAAATGAATACCTTACCATACTCTGGCGGATCGAGTTCTTCCCCGCCATATGCGGTCACAGTCTCGACGTTTGAGTAGATGAGGGGGATTATACTCTTATAGTCGTTAGCGGTCACGGCACGGTACTGGGCTGCGTACACACGAGGCGCCAGATACTTGATAGAGTCGATAGATTCTACATCATCACCAGACTCCGCAGGTTGAACCGTAGTGACGAGAGAAACACCGCTGGTAATTGTTGCTCCTTGGTCGTCTTTTAAGATTCCAGCAAAGGAGAAGTTAGCTGCACCATTACCATCGGAACCATTTGTAACGATGTAACTTACGTTAACTGTGGAATTTGCGGGTGGTTTCTGTCCGAGAATGTTATCACCGAAGAGAATCTCGTATTTTTCGTCTTCAATCTCTTGAACGAGGAATAATTTAGAGGTCGAATTGACATTTAAGATGTTTGTGTACCTCTGATAGACCTCAGAAGTGCTGGATGTTACTCTAACTCGGATAGACTCGACATCAACGTTCGAGTTAGGTAAAATATAACGCTGATTTGGAAGTGAATAATCGACGTTGAAGAGTTTGGTGAGGTAAATTCCTTCATATACAGTGATATTATCAAAAACAGCAACGTTTTGGTCGTTTACTGCAACAACAAAGTCTTCAGGAATAGAGAAAATGTAATTTCCACCCTGAACATTACCCAAAACAACGGTTCCAGCCTTCAAAGTAACGGTTCTAGTGTCATTTGTTCCCAAATCTACAGTAAAATTGATTACTGCCTCTGCAGAACTAGACGATCTTGGAACATAACCAATGTTTCTAGCGAGGGAAACAACATTTTCACGCAATGTTGCGCTGTCAAGAAACACTTCATTGACTGCCATGTTGGTATTGTAGGCAGTAATGTAAGTATTATACGCAAGAATATCGATTAAGATGGAAAAATTGGACCCTTCGAAGTCAAAATCCGAAAAATCCGTGTTTGTCCTAAGGTAATCCTTGATTTGATTCCTTATTCCATCGAAATCTAGGTTTGTAAATTGGTTAAACGCCATTATTGTCTAGTTGGCTGGAGGAGGAACTCAACATTTTGCGTAGGAAAAGGCAATCCTACGATGTCATATCGAATAGAACATAATAATTCATTAGAATCTTCTGGATATGTTACTACAATCTCTGTAGTAGAAACCCTAGGTTCATAGTTGTCGAGCAAAATTCGAATTTCATCTTCGATAGATGCTGCAACTTCAGGTGTTTGGAGTTCAAACATCTGATTTTCTATCTGTGAACCTAGGATTGGTTGGAAAAATCGTTCTCCCACACGAGTTCTAACAAGATTTATAACCGATCTCTTAATCGCATCGTCGTTTTTTAACGGTGTAATATCGTTTGTAACTGGATGGCGACGAAAAGATAGACTAATATCCTTGAAAGATCTAGAAATCGTGCTTTTGCCAGCAGTAGTTTTTGTTTTTCTGCTAGCATCGAAGTGCCTAGACATGGATTTTCCCGTCTTTAATTACTATCTATATCACTTTTTCCATCTTTGACCGTAAGTAGGCTCAGTGCCGTACTCCCAGTCATCATAATCTTCATCATTTCGGATCTGTTCGTGTAGTTTATTCTGCCTCTTAATGTCATTCAAGTGGTCGTATGAAACTTCACGAAGCAATTGATCACTTTTTGGGTCTGTGATGAGGTATTTTGTACCCCAATTTTCCATCATATACTCAGAATTAGAGTCTGGAACTGGATGGTTCGACATAAAATCTCTCCTAAACGTTCTGCAAGCAGAACTTTTAAGGAGGTTTCTATCTCCGTTTTATTTATTGGACCATTTCCAGTGGTTATTAGGCTGCTCCCACCAGAAGTGGAGGTCTTCCATGTGATCATTATAGTACAAACTTACAAAATCACTCTTAAACTTACTGCTTGAGTTCTCACAAAGAGCGACTGTGTAGTATTTTTTATTGGAAAGTAACTCTATTTGCTGTGTAATCCAAGTATAATTCCCTCCTCGGATAACTCCAGCTTCAATTAAAACAAAATTTTCCCATCTTCTCGACCAATCGACGAATCTTTCTGCAAATTCAATCTGATAATCGATCTTATCTTCATCGGGAAACGGCACATTTACCGCCTCAATATGAAAAATCTCCCCATCCATAGACAATGAATGGGAGAGATGTTGTGTTACTATCGCAGAATAGTCAGGAGAGACCATCAAGAAACACGTTTTAGAAGGATGAATGTCAATCTTTGACATTTTAATTCTATACGTCATCTCTTGGATCAGAGCCATTTCCTGATCCTGCGATATAAACTTAAGGGTTTTCACTATTCAACCAGCTGCAAGAGGCGAATGGGGACTTGGTTCTGCCTTTGCAGCCTCGCGTCTACCACCACCTACAACATAGTTGAATGTTTGTGCATCATCTGCTGGGGATGGTTCTGCGTTTGGAGACTTTCTAGGATCGGAATCTGCCATGTTATCGTCCTTGACCTCGGTAACGTTTGCGTTTCGCATTTGCGGAACTAGCAGAATATTTAGTATTCTTTCCAGCTCCCTGTCTCGTTTTCTTCGGGCGAGATTCAATGATCTGTTTGCCTGAACGAGAGATCTTTTTAACAGCCATTATTTAGTCCTTAAAGTTGGTTTTCGCGATTTTTTTGGGTTGACGACGCGCTGTGAAACGCGCCGCCGAGA